TCCACCACCAATGGATTCTGGAATAGACGCAGTCCAATCTGTCTCAGAAATAAACCATCCGATGGGCGCGGTTCCGGTTTTGGCAGACCAAACCATACCGGCGCTGCCATTCAGCCCTGAATACGCAGCGATTATGTAACCTACGCCGCCGATGGGGTGGGAAAACTGCGTGATCTCCTCCGAGTTCATGTGGCCGCGCCACGCAAAGGTTTCCGAGTCAACCAGGAGACGCGACGACCCCTCTGCGATCTTGGTTTGTCCGTCTAGGCTGAACAGGCCCATACGCATGTAAGGACTCCCGGCCGCGGCATTTTTTGCACAATGCCAGGAAAGGTCTGTGACGTTCTGCTCACCGCTTCCAGGGCACACCCAGGACTCCGTCCCGTTCCAGATTAAAACACTTGTATTACTGTCGTCTTGGACCGTACCACCGGGGAGGGTGCCCGCGCTGTCACAAAAACCGAAATACGTGGTCACGGTTAGACCACTTTCTCCGTCGCGTTGGCGTCAGCGATGAAATAATCATCCCGCGTCATGTCGGCCCGCTTGAGCTTGCCAGGGTTGTTGGTGTTGTAGGTCTGAATCTGCGTCTTGAGCGACGAGAAACACGCATCCCGATCCGCCGCGTTGACGAAGGTCCCGGTGAGGATGAGTCGAAACTCGCTAATCATGATCACTCCTTGCGCCCGTGGCGCGTCCATTCAAGGTGTTGCATCAGTACGATCTCCGTTCCCACCGCTCACCACCGCCTGCTTCCGCCACTCCCGCCGCCGCCGATCGATCTTCTGGGCGGTCGGCGTCATCAGCGACCCATCCACGACCGTCACGCCCCGCGCTTCCGCCGCCAAGCCACGCAGCACCGGCAGCCCGGCTTTCAAGAACGCGCGGGCGAGGAGATCGAGAATGTGTGTATCCAGAACAACCCGATACTCGACCTCCAGCGCCCCATGGTCATCCGAGCGAAACACCCCGACGCACCGAGCCGTCTCGTCGCGCCAGTCGATCTGCGCGGTGAGCATGCTCAACGACCCGGTCAGCGTGAGGTGCGCCATCCCTACTCCCACTTACTCTTCTTGCAATTCTTCATGCACCACCACTTGTCTACTGCCCAAAAACAACCCCAAGGCCAGTCGGGGGGACACTGACTCCAAAAGGGACTTTGCCCCCCGCTGTGTTGCTCCAGGCCGAATATTGTTTGGGTCCAGTGGGCACCCCGTCCGTGGTGTTCCAGGCGTTGACGCGATAACAGTAGTCGCCACCCTCCGCCACGCTGGCGTCCATGTAGGTCTTGACGTTGGCACCGACACTCCCCTGATCCACCCAGGGCGCGATGCCCCCGCAGACCCCGACCTGGCGCTGGACGTTGAAGCCCAGCTCGTTGGTGGAGTTGTCCACCCAGGACAGGGTCGCCGTGGCCGCCTGGGCCGGCGCGGCGGCGAACAACAGGCAGCAGGCAGCGAGCAGCAGGCAGCAGGTAATCCAGTGGGGGGTGCGCATGGGAGACTCCTTTCAGTCGCGCACTGCGCAAAGCGCATGGCGCATGGCGTTCAGAATCCGACGCTGGGCGCTTTGCGCTATGCGCTTTGCGCCTAAAAGACAAACTCCAACCCACTCCCCACCACCGTCGACACCGTCCCCACCGCCAGGTTCGCCGCGCAGCCGATCCGGACCACGCCCTGGGGGATCTCGATCCCGTCTTCCGTGTACTGCCGAGTCGCCTCGGCCTTCGTGGTGATGGTTCCGAAGGACGTGATCGGCACGCCGACGTAGATCCGACGCGCCAGACCTGCCGTGGTGCCCGCGGCGCTGGAGCGGTACCGCAGATTGTAGCGGTTGGCGTTGACGCCGGTTCCGGTGCCGCCCTTCGCCCAGTCCGCCGGCGGGTCGAACATCACGATCAGCTCCCCGGCCGCCCACTGCGTGCCCGCGCTGCGCGGGATGTCCACCAGCATCTGGGCGGCGACCAACCCGGTCCAGGCGCCATTCCAGTATTCCAGCACGCCCGCCAGCGCCGCGCCGACCGTGGCCGTGGTCATGTCGTAGGACACCAGCCCGAAGGGGTAATCACAGCCGATGATGTGGCCATCGTTGATGGTCGTGGTGTTGATGGCCGCGTCGTTGGTGGCGGCGCTCTGCGCGTCGGCGGTGTCATCGGTCAGCGTGGTCGTCCCATCCACCCACGCCCCGAACTCCCATGCGCTGTCCGGGAAGAGGCCCGCGAGACAGGCCGCCACGGTGGAGGCAGAGCCGTTGAAGAGGAAGACGCGCTTGACACGGATTCCGGTGGATACGCGGCCCGCCGCGGCGGGGATCGTGCCCTGCGCCGTCGCCGGCTGGCCGAGCCAGTGGTAGGGATTCAGGGCGCGGTAGCGATCTGCCATGGTCGTCTCCCGAGCAGCCGGTGGCGTGCGCCCCCGCTCCTCGCGTCTAACACGACGCCCCCGGAGACTAACGAGTCCACCGGGGGCGCCGGGTTGTTCACTGATCTCTCCGAGACGCGCCGATTAGAGCGCTGCCCCCATGTCCGCATCGTTCAGCAGCACGGTGCCCGTCGCGCTGGGGTTGGCCGCCGCCAGCACCGCCACGCCGCACTTGTAGTTGCTGCTGCTCACGGTTGTGAACCACTTGTTGGTGTCATCCCAGTACACCATCACTCCGACGGTCCACGCCTGGGCTGAGAGCTTGTTGTGCACGATCACGCCCCGCACGATGCACGGGCACTTCGCGCCGCTGGCCGCCGACACAGTCGGGATGGCCAGCCGCGAGCCGACCTTGATCCCGATCCCCACCGTCGCCGTTCCCGGCATCACGAACTCGACGACCTGTCCCTCTTCCACAAAAGTCTTCATGGATGCTCTCCTCTTTCCTCTGCGATCTGCGCATGGCGCATGGCGCAAAGCGCATGGCGTTCCGAATCAGACGCTCTGCGCCTTGCGCTCTGCGCTCTGCCGGTTACGTGCCGGCGTTCTTGTACAGCCCCCGCCAGTCGATGACCTTGGCGGCGAAGTCCTCGCGACACTTGATCTCCAGCCCGTCGATCTCCCAGCCGATGCGGCTCTCGGTCATCGGGCCTTCCTCGCCCTCGAGGAACGCGTACTCGATGATGTCGATCTGTTCCGGAGACGAGGCCAGATACCAGGCCGTGGCGCTCCCGGCCACCGTGTCTCCGCCGAAGGTCACGCCGCCCGTCAACCGCGGCTCGGAGATCGGCGTCAGCATCCCCGCGAAGGGGTTGACGCTGGACGCCAGCGCCGGGTTGATCTGCGCCGTGAACTGCAGGGCGAGCCCGATCTTTTCCGGTGGGACGGCCAGATACCGGGGGGAGATGTTCAGGTAGGTCACCGCGTCTGCGCCCGTCTGCTTCTGCATCTTGCCGAAGGCCAGTCCGAGGGAATCCACCGAGATCGCCGTCCCGGAGCTGGTGTAGTTCCCGTGGGTCGCGTCCACGAACAGGGCCGCCCCGTCGCCCATGTTCGCGTTCTTCAGGATCTGGTACCAGACCGCGTCGGATTCCAGGGCCCGGGCCGCCCGGCCGAACATCGTCGGCACGCGGCTGAAGGCATCCGTGTCGTCGTTGACCAGCGCCTTCCGGGTGATGGCGAACCGGCGGCCGTAGGTGGCGAGCTGGAACTCTTCCTTCCCCTCGGTGATCGTCCCGAAGGTGAACTCCCCATGCTCGTTGACGAGCTGCAGGGCCGGCGCCTCGCCGAGCTGCAGCCGCTTGACCGCCTTGAAGTCCGGCAGCGTGATCTGGCGCGCGATCGGCCGCCAGGTCTGCGGGGCCTCGTCATAGGCCCGCCGCAGCGTCTTGTTGGCCACATCCGCCAGCAGGTTGGAGAAGTCCGACGTCGAGTGCATCCCGGCGCGGCCCTCCAGCCCCAGCGCCAGCCCCGCGATCTGCATCTTGGACATGGCGCTGGTGCGGATTCCGGCGCTGTTCAGCAGCGCCTCCGCCACCCGCAGCATCCCCATCCCGCGGAACGGGCGGCCCTGGTCGTTCAGCTCGAACCCGTTGGCATCCCCCGAGGACTTGGGGCGGACGCGGTGCAGCAGGGCGTTCTCGATCCCGGCGCGGACGTGTACCAGGGGATCCTCCCCGACGAACTTGACGCCGACCCCACTCGGCCCGTCCCCCGGGCCGCGATCCGCCGCGCCGCGCTTCTTCATCTCGTCGAAGACGGCGTTCTGGGCGTCCACCAGCTCCGTCCCCTCCGCGATCAGCCGGTTTTGAAACGCCGTGGTCATCCGCGACACCGTGCAGGCGTTGATGATCCCCTGCACCCGCTTCCGCTCGGCCTCCATCGCGCGATCCGCGTCGGTCGGCTCGGCCGGAGCCACGACGGCTTTGCGCTCGACACCCGCCAGCGGGTTCAACTCGGCCACACCCTCGGACACCATCTCAATCGCCATCGTCTTCTCCTTTGTCAGTCCGGCCCGCGTGCTCACGAGCTGGCAGGCATTCACGTCCACCGCTTTTCCATCGCGCGCCTTCGCCCCCGCATCCGCCGGAATCGGGACCATTGACACCTCGAACGGTTCCCAGTCCACCGCCGTGCGGATGGGAATTTTCTCCAGATTGTCGCCCGTCTCTTCGACCTTGTATGTCCGATACCCGACGCTGACACTGCGGATGATCCCGTCCTTCACGTCCTGCCACACCGGGTCCACGCTGGCCCGTCGGGAAAACCGCACGGTCGCTCGGGCCTCGTTTTTGGTGAGGCTCACCGACCCGGGCACCACGGCGCCGAGCTGATCCGAGACCGACCATGCGCTATGCGAATCCAGCAGCGGACCGCCATCGTTCAGCCGACCGATCCGGACGTGCGCGGGATCGAGCGAGAGCTTCTCGATGTACCGCTTCCCAGTGAACCAGTCGAACCGCTCGACCGGCGCGCCGGTGGAGAAGATCAGCTCAACCGTCCGGGCTTCATCGTTGAATGTCTTCGAAGCAAAGTCCGCTCGGAGGGACAACGGAGGGGTCTCGATGGTCTGAATGGATGGGGCGATCGGTGCGGCTGGGGTGCGCTTGACTGCGGCTGAAGTCTTCATGCCGCAAAAGATAGAACCAGGAGGCGGGTGCCACTACGTGTCAATTTGACACCGTGTCACCCGCCGACGTTTCGCGGGACGTCACGTCCCGAACGTCACATCAGCCCGTGAATGTTTCCCCAGGTAAAGCAGCGACCGCAGAGGATGTCCAGCACGTAATGGAGGATCCGCCACCGCACGACGTAGCCCATGTCTCCGCACACCGCGCAGCGCAGGACGGAGGATTGGCAGGTGTACTTCCAGGGTCCGCCCATGTCACCTCCTGTTGGTGAGTGGAGGCCTGGACGCCTCGCAGCGCATGCCGCCCGGTGAGGGGGAATTCAACCAGCCCTTCCGGTGCAGCGCTTCAAGATGTCCTTGGATGGTGTGGAGACTGACATCGAGACTCCGCGAGATCGAGCGAATGGACGGCGGCTCCCCGGTCGCGTCCGTGACGGCGAGGATCACCCGCAGCACTTCCCACTGGCGGCGGCTCAGCGGCTCGATCATCCCGCCGTCCCGTTCTCGATTTCCGCGATTGCCGCCATCCACCCGCGCTCGAAACACTCGCACTTGTACCGATTCGCCAGCCGCATCTTCACGTGCGCCATCGTCGCCTGCAGCTTCGCCCGCTGCATTCGGTCCTGCAGCGTCAATCCCTCCCCAGCGGGCCCGGCGCCAGACCCCGACTCGCGGTTTCCGAGCGCCATCCCGCGCTCCGGCTGGTTCAGTTCGTTCGTCTTGATCGCCATAATTCCTCCAGGCACAGCGCATGGCGCATGGCGCATGGCGTCAGAATCGGACGCTCTGCGCTCTGCGCTCTGCGCTCTGCGCTATTCCTTTTCGTTCGCGTCCACTGGGGTTGTCTCCGCCGCCGGCGCCGCCGCAGGCTCCGCCGCCTGCGTGGCGGCCGTCGCCCGGGGATTCCCGGCCTGCGTCGTGTTCCGCGGATCGCTGTCCAGGATCAGCTTCAGCTTGTCGAGCCGCGCGAAGTCTTCCGCCAGCTCGGAGAGCAGATCCTCGGGATCGTACCCGCGCTCGCGGATCGCCTCCGACAGGCTCATGATCCCGGTCCGAATGTTGCGCTGGTACGCGAGACCCTCCTTATCGGGCTCGATCATGGGCATCGGCGGCGCCGACCATTCCCCTGCGGGCGGGTCCTCGAGTCCCAGGACCCCGGCCGCCTCCATCGCCCAGCGCCAGACCGGATCGCAGAACTGCGGGACCAGCATCAGCCACCGCCAGTCGTGGACGCGATCCCAGTGCCGCAGCCGCGACATCCGCGCGGCGCTGAACGTCAGCCCGCTGTAGTCCCCGGTCAAGTCCTCATAGGTCAGGCCGAGCCCCGTGGCGATCGCACGCAGGACCGTCTGCGCGTAGTCCTTGTGCTCGCTGACCGTCGGCGGGTTGACCACCGAGACGGATCGTCCCGGTGGGACGTTCAGGATCATCCCCGGCTCCAGGCTGTCCACCGGAGGCGTCTCCGTGTCGGATGCCGCGCCCAGGGCCGGCGCCGACCCGTCCACGTCGGACGTGATGACGGCCAGGCACGCGGCGATCTTCTGCTTGACCAGCGCCGCGTCCTCATAGGTGTCGAAGTCCTTCATCCGCAGGATCACCTGGGCGAACCACGACGCCCCGCGGATCTGGCCGGGACGCTTGCGCTTGTAGATGTGCAGGATCTCCGATGCGGGGATCCGGTCCGAGACCATGGACCAGTTGGCCCCCGTGATCATCGCGCCGGGATGATCGCGGAACAGCCAGTACGCGACTCGCCGTCCGATCGAATCGAACTCGATCCCCCGGATGATCCGCCGCCCGCCCTCGAGCCCCGCGGTGTCCTTCAGCGTGTCCAGGTAATCCGGCTCCAGCACCTGGAGCTGCAGCGGGAGGGGCAACGGGTCCTCGGGCCGACGGAGCCGCCGGCGCACCAGCACCTCGCCGGATTCCGCGACCGTCCGCATCACCAGCTTCTGCAGCCCGTACAGATTCTCCCGGCCGTCCGAGTCGCAGGCGGTCGTGTTGGC